TCACCATTCTTTAATTGTATATAACAGGGTACCGCCACGAACGCCCGTGCCGTCGGTGTGTACAATTCCTTCTACCCGCCCGGCTTGGTAACCTATCGACAAGTACGGCTTGCCGTCAATGTACGTTCCCCCGGCTTTGATTTTGTGATTGTTACGCAAGTTGATTTTGTACACGTCCACTTTTTGTTTTTCCTCGTCAACCGTTACGACCGTTCTATCCGATTTCGCTCGTGCCGCTAACGGGATCTGACTATCGTTCTTCCGTATAGCCTTCTCCGTCTTATCGGCGGCTGCGTTCAAATTCGGTGCGGTTACGTAATATGACACATTCGGAGCGGTCTTACCGTCGTGAATCCGTTCGATTTTCGTTACGATTTCGGCGGCTTCACGGTCGGAAACGTGCAAATCCTTCTTTACCGAATTTTTGTCTTCCGTGTCCGAAAATTGCATTCGTACAGGCTCATCTGACGGCTGTTTTACATGGTGTACAGCAAAGTATATGCCGAGTAAACAAAAACCAGTCAGAACGCAAAATAAGGCTAGTTTCAGCCATTTGCCCGTTTTTTCATCATTAAACGTCGGAAAGTTCATCAATTCACCGCCTTTTATCACTCGTACATGACATTTTCGTCGACATTTACGCCGTCGACGTTCCCGGATTCCGAATATTGCCAAATTTTTATATTGGCGTTCGGCTTATCGAGTTGTAAGTCGTTGCGGCTCGAATATTGAGCGACCCAAAGCGGCACGTAATTCGGTAAGCTGTCAATATTCATTCCGTTCATGAACATGTCGTAACTGCCGTACAGTCCGACGTACTTCCCAGCTGCGTTCATTCGGTTAACCCATGCCATGACGACTGCCGTCAGTTCATCAGCTCCAAGGTTCCGCTGTGCTTCTGTCTCAACGTCGAGCCAAACACCTGCCGATAAGTCTACCCCGTCGAGATACGTGTTCATCTGGTCAAGTAGCCATTCCGCTTCCGCTTCGGCTTCTTCGGCGGTCGTGGCTGTCGAGTAATAATATACGCCGAGTTCCATTCCGTTGGCTTTTGCTTCGTTAATATTATGCACGAACAGGTCATCGAGATTGTAGCCGCTTCCTGTATATCCGATACGGCAAATACAGAAGTCATAGCCGAGTATCTTAGCTCGCTCGAAGTCCAAGCCCTCTTGCCAAGTCGATACGTCAATTCCGTATTTCATCGTTTTCCTTCACCTCTTTCGTTATTCGTCGGCACACTAGGCCGCTGTGATTCTTCCAGCCTGTCGGGTATGCCGTCCCCGTCCTTGTCAATCCAAAGGGCTAAGAATCCGACCAATGCAGTAAGTACTGACGGAATGAAGATATGGTCGATGATATTAATACCGACGCTTATAATCTTCCCCCTGTCGTCGTCAACATAGCCGCTGACGAACGCCAGAATGTAGGTCACGACAACCAATAAAATAGGGACTAGCATAATCAATACTAGTCCCCTCGTTGCAATGACCCCAGTCGGATGAATCCCGGCTACTCTCGCCGACTGGAACGCCTTCTTGGGTGAATTAATTACCTGTTCTCTCATCGCTTGTCACCGTGTAACTCGTTTCGCAAATCATTTACCCGTGACTCCAACACTTCAACACGACCGACAAGTTGAAGATGACGCTGTGCTTGTTGCATTCGGTCTTGCCGAGATAATCGGATTTCTTCTTTTAATTCTTTCAGCGTCTCAATCAACGTATCGTACTTAGCCGTGATGAATTCGATATCGTTCTCACGGTCTTTTTTGATGTTCTTCAACATCGGCGATATGCCGCAACGATATATCGCTCCGCATATAGTACCGATGATTACGACGATAGCGGCAATGCTCTCAATCGTAAAACTCCATGTCCACATCGGCAACCTCCCTACAGTATGTCTTGCTTAGCATAGCTGACCCCTACGCCGTGGTCGAAAGTCGAGCCGTCGCAGTCAATGTTCGCCCAGCTAAACACATCATCGGCGTATCCTTCTTCTCGTCCTTTTCGTCTGAATTCGAGGTTAAGCCGCTCGGATTGCCTAGGCAGCTGAATATGCCTAGGCATGTCTTTATCTCTCGGAAAATACACTTTGCTCGTTAATTTTGCAAGCAACATCATGCCTGTAATCGTAATGTCGTCACCGCTTTGGAATTCGTTAAGCTCAAGGCTATCGAAGTGAAGCGAGTCAAGATTCGGATTATTATATATCGGGTCGAGCATAGCGTATGCCGGAAATTCAATAACCGCCTGTCCGTCTGCACGGCGATAAATCTTCACGTCGTTTTCATTGAACAGCTCTTCATTGCTGCCCCCTGTCTGTACTGCCGGGATTGTAAGCGAGGCGGCTGTGCCTTCACTGCTGTTCGGATACTCCATGGTGAGAATCTTTTCGTTGCCGTCAAACGGCTGCATGAGTGCAAAGTCGAGCCGTCCGCTGTCGGGTATCATCTGACGATTGCCGTTCGTGTCAACCACGTAAAATCCGGGCTGACCTTCTACATGTACGACCGTATCGCCAACTGCCACCGACGTGCCGTCAATGAGTTTAAATTCGGCAAGATACGAGGTATAGCGACCGTCGGGAATAACTTCCCGTAACAACGCTTTGAGAACGTCTTCCAGGCTGTCGCTGTCGACCTTCATTGCTCTGTTCTTCATCATTTGATATACCGTCGGGAAGTTCATACTGACCGGCTCGGAGCTGCTGCCGTTCTGTCCGTGAAGGCTTTCGAGCCATTCATCAACCGTGCCGACAAAGCCGCGTTCGACGGCCACTTCATACGCACTCTTTCCGTCTTTGCCCGGTAATCCCGGGACCTGTACGGCAATGTTCAGCGGATTCGGTAATGTGAGTTCTACTTTTTGTTTTTCTTCCATTTCGGTTTCCCCCTCTAATGCATTGATTCGTCGTAAACAATTCTCATGTCGCCCATAACGAGCTTGTAGCTGTAGTCGGCCGCCTGTACGAATACGTCGTACTTCGCCATTCTGTACCGTCTCGGTATCTCTCGGCTTCTCTCGCCGGGAATCCTCACCGTGACGGAGTCTCCGTCGACCGTACAGTCGGCCGCTACAAGCTCGATGTCATTCTCCGTGCGAACCTTCATCACAGCCGTCGCTCCCGTGAAGTCGTGGCCGTCGGCAACGTACCGCCGAACGAAGTCAGATCCGCAGTGCAGTTCATCGTTGAATACCTGCATAGGTTAGTCCTCTTTCCGCTTATCTTCTCGTGCCGTCAACCATTCGGCAACGAAGGGAACATACCGTTCAGGTACGACCTTCTGTCCGTCAGTGGCTTCTTCCTTCGTCAGTACGTAGTTGCCGTTCAGAACTTGCCAACCGTAAATGGGTATCATCGTTTTAAATATTCTCATATATAACCACTCCTTTATGAATAATAAAATAGTAGAAATCAGCTCAAGCATTATGACTCACCCCCTTCAGCCAGAGCTGCCACTGCCTCGGATAATTCGGCGATACTCGCCATAATCTGTTCTTGCATATCAGTTAATTGGGGTGAGTCAACTTCTTGAGGTTCTGCCGGTTCGAGCGGCGTAAGCGGTATATCTTCCTTAACCTCGCGCTTTACAATCTTGCCGTCTTTAAACTCTATTGTTGAGATGTCGTAATTGACGGGGTCTTGTATCTCCGTACAGTCCTTATACGGAAGTCGTAACTCGGACTGTGCTTTACACGTTCCGTCTGAACGAAAGTAGTAATACATATTCTCTCACTCCTCTACCAGAACGATACAACGCATACTTTGATTGTTCCCCACATAGTGTACAGTCGTCGGGGGTCGCCTTTTAGGCCATAAACAACTTTGCAGTTATAACACGTCCCGTCGTCGGCTACGCCTACTATGTGCTTTCCAAATTGGGGGTCGTCTTTATCTACGCCACGACCCATTCGACTTGTACGTACCTGCGGAAAGATAGCGTCGGCCTGATAGCCGAAAAATACAAACATATTCTCGTTATAATAGCCCTGATTTACGTAAGGTATTCCCCATACGACTCTCATGTTCATTAAGGTGCTGTGCGTATAAGAGAAGTTGCTGCGGTTGTTAAACCAATCAGCTACCCTTTTAGTTTCTTCTTTTTCAACGTGTACGGGAAAACGACGCTTTAGCTCTTCATTTACACGGTGCGGTAAATCTCCGTTTATCCAGTCGGTACGGCCAAAGTCTGTCTTGTTCGGTAGATACTCTGTGGTGTTTATCCAATAGTATTTCTGCACTGACCCGTTATAGTCATATCCTGCAACAATCCCGCTTGCAAAGTAGTCGCTGTTAATAAGGTCATACTCAAGCACGTATATAATCGACTTCTCGATAGAGTAACCATCGGGTAACACAATCTTGTCGCCGCTATCAACGACCTGCGTCGATACATGTACGGGTTTAAGCTGTTCGCCTTCGGCGTATACGGACTTAGCGTCGATACGACTACCAATGATATTAGCGCCGATGATGTCGCCGTTCGGTAAGACTTGAAAACTGCTGTCATTATTGCGGAACGTGCCGCCGATTATCGTACCGCCGTGCAGCTCGCCTACATTCTGCGTAATAGCCGAAAGGCTATCTACCTGCATTTTGTCGGCCGTCACCGCTCCTGCCTGTATCATGCCCTTGGTAATGACGTTCTGGTCGAACACTGCGTCACTTGTGACGTGCAGTAGCCTGCCGTCGATTCGTGTTCCGGTCGGCGACAGGTTAATACGAGATATCAATTCTTTCCCGTCTAAGCTGTTAATCCGCATATCGACGCTGTTTGACAACTGCGTAATACGTGACTGTGTACCCGTAAGGTCGGACTTGACTACGCCAACGTCGCCTTCGATTTTAGCTATGGCTTTATCAATCTCAGTTAGCCCCAAGGCTTCACGGCTAAGTAGTGACTTATCAATTTCGACCTTAACCGTCGCCGACTGTTCGTCGCTCTTCGGGCCCTCGCCGAATATGTCCGTATAGGCGACCTGAACTCGGTAGACGTTCGGATCAAGAATAATTGAGATCGAACTGGTTGACGTAAAGTACGCCGTGCCGTCTACGTAGACATTCGCTCCGCTGCACCCCTTCGGGATAGCGTCGAAAGCGACCTGTACGCCTGACGCACCGCCTTTCACGATTACGTGAGTAGGCGCCTTCGGCGCGTCTTTTTTATACGCTAGCTGAGCCGCCGCACTGTACGACCCTTGTGTGTTACGTGCGAACACGAATATCGTTCCTTGTCGTTCTGTAAGTGGCAGCACTGCTTGAAGGTCCGTCGTCTGAACGAGTAGCCCTGACGCTTCTCCCGGTGCGTTATTGGTCCGTACTTCGTAATAGGCTATCGACGTGTTCGTGACAGCGTTCCACCGTGCTGTCGCTCTATCCGTGAACTCTATGGTGAGGTTCTCAGGAGCAAGCGGCTTTGTGGTCTGTTCAGCGACAATGACGTCGAGATACTCTACGGCATCAGGTACTGTGTACTCTCCGATCTCATTTGCCGTCGTGACAGCGACTCGGATCGTCTCTCCCGGCAGTAGCTGCGGAATGACTATCTGACCCGCGCCTTCACCGGCAAAGACCCAAGCACTCCAGGGCGTCTGCGTCGTACCGATAACGTTCTCGGCTGAAGCGTACGAAGTCTTATAGTAGACACGGCCCGTAAGCGAGGGCGGCAGCCAGTTCACTATGACGTCGTATATCGCTTGTCCCCCTAGCTGTCGGTATCTCGTATAGGCCGTCACGCCTGTAGCCGGTGTAGCGGGTAGAATATTACCTGACACACCAATATGAGCCGAAGCGTACGCCGATTCGAACCCGTCCAGTATCGCACGAACCCGCACATAATAAGTGTGGTCGGGCTCTAGGTTCTCGAGGTCCAGTGATAAGGCTCTTGTAGTCGGAGCGTCTGTCCAGTTATAGTTATCAGTAGAATAAGAGACTCGGAACGTATCGAACCGAGCGTTTTCGGGCATCTGCCATGTACAATGAATGATACTGTTACGGCCGCTTCCCTGGACCCTCAGGTTCTCTTCCGACAGTTTGAGGTTAATCGGCGCCTTGAGCAGTGCCGACTTCTGCTTACTGTAGTCGATAATCGGATACCGAGTATAATCGGGTTCGTATATCTTCTCGTCGTACTCTGTGGCCGTAATGGTCATCTTGAGGTCCTTATCTTGTTCGAGCTTCACGACCCTGAACGGCTTTACGACTTTATCTCTGATACCGACGGCGTAGCAGTCATACTGACTGACTTCGTCACCTGTACCGAATGACTGAGATACGGTAATCGTATCTGTCGTTGTATCCGTCGATACGGGCAGCACATCTCTTGTGACCAGTGCATCATCGGCTGACCTCTGAACGATGATACTGTAGACGTCCGAAGCGGTCAGCATCACCTCTTTGTCGAGTTTGACTCTGTTGCCGTCAACCGATACGATACGGCCGCTCTCAAGACCGAGTCTCGGCACGGTATGAGCTACGCCGATAATGTCGCCGTACTCACACACCAGGGCGTTGACGTCGGCCGACAGCTGTATCGTCTGTAGCTGTCGTTCATTCGTGGCCAAGTAGTACAGGGCTTCACGATGAGCCTGTGAACGGCGAGACACGCCGAAGAGCGTCACGTTCGCCGTATTATCCTGAAGGTTCTTGTTCTCGGCGTACCTCGCGGATCGGACGAAGAACTCCGTATTCTTGAAGTCTCGCTGTTCATCGTTATACGTAATCTGTACACTTCTAGCTCGCTCATCACGAGATGAGAAGCTGCCGCTTACCGATGATGCGGTAGTACGACCCTCGCCGAATATCTGCTTCATCGTACCGGGCATATCAACGACAATGCCGAGGTTCACGCCGTGTCGCACGATGGTCGCATGTCCGACCTGAGCGGCCTTGTTCGCCGCTTCGTACCGTTTTTGTTTAGTATCAAAAAACGCATCTAGTTGGAATCGCCGTTCCGTGCTGCCGTTGCCGTCGTCGACCATTTCGTCGGCGTAATCAGCAGCCTTCTGCCATTCATCGAAATACTTACTGAAGCGGTCGGCAGGGCAACCGTCGACTACATACTCGAATTGACCTGTCGTAATGTTCTTAAGCTTACGGCAGTGATGAAGGATATCGTACGCCGCCCATATCGGGTTCTGTGCGGACTTTTCCTCATATTGTCGTGTACGAGGGTTAAAGACTAAGACGTGCATACGCTTCTGTCGCCAGTTCAGGTTCGGAATGCCGCCGTTCAACTGGTTCGTCGCTTTAATTCTAAGCCCGATGAGGACCTTATTCGGCCGTATGAATTGGCCTGAGTTGATATACGTCGATAAGGTCGACCACCTCATCATGGCGTTTTGCCTACTCGTCATCGGCATGGTAGTCGGCAGCACTCGTACGTCATACCGTGCTGCTTCAAGGCCCTCGAATTTAAAGCTTCGACGGACCGTCTGATTCGTTCCCGCTGTAACGGCGCATACTTGCTCAAGCCAGGCGTCTCGACTGCCTGTCTTCCGGATGCCGATAGTGAAGCGGGCCGTGAGGTTCGTGAAGTTCCCCTTATCGTTCGTCGAGTATATCCCACCGGGCCACGTGAACGTAAGCTCAATAGCGTTACACTGGTCGGAATCCGTACTTCTTATGACTGACGCTCCTTCTTTACAGTCAAGGTCAATCGACTGGTCAGCAACCGTGTTCGGAAAGAACGATATCGGCTCCTGGTCATTCGTACCGAGCCGCTTTTCAATCTGTACAGACTCAAAATTCTCTATCGGCGTATAGCCGATGCGGATATCGTCGATAGAGTCGACGGGACCATAACCGCCGCTGAACAGTACATTAAGATACTGTACGTCTTTTTCGCCGCTGTACTTATGAATATTCGTAAGAGCTCCGTCAGCGAGCTTGTAGGTCTCTGACTCGGTCTCAACATGGTACATGAGTAGCTGACCCGCGGGCATGGTAACACCGAAAGTCTCGCCGATAAGGCCGCCCTCATGCGTCTGTATCTGCGGCAGGTCCCACCCATACGTCGGAGACGACGACTGTTCTTGAGCGTGTGCCTGATTAACATGGCATAGGCTGTTTATAATCTTCCCGCCGAGTATCATGAACGCACCCGCAGCTAAGGCCTGACCGAATTTAGCCGTGATACCGAGCCAACCGCCTACATACGGAGCGGCAACCATAAGGCCGATTTGTAAAATCCACCCCAGGGCTCCCTTCATGCCGCCTTCGAGCTCGGCGGTCAGAACGACCTGATCGCCGTCTTGAGGGATATAGCCGTACGGGATATCGACAAGCGATCCGTTGACGAACACCAGTAAGCCGTTAATATCGACAATATCGATGAGCCGCTTGCCTTCATACGTGTATCGCTGACGTTCCTGTTCTCCTGTTAATATATTTTTTACTGTGATTATCTCAAACATTCGGATATGCTCCTTCTTTGGGCTTGTAAAATCCGACAACACGAGGCCCCCACCGTGACAATCTGTCGACCTGTACAGCGGGTGCGATTGCGTGAATGAACTCACCGTAACCGAGATACACACCGCAGTGACTCGGAAGCGGATTACCAATGAGCCGCATCAGTATGACGCAGCCTATCTCTGGTTCACTCAGCTCTTCCCACCGAGCCTTCGTATCGTCGACGGTACGCATGACGGTATTGGTATTCTCGGCATCGATGAGAATCTCCGGAAGGTCCGTTCCTTCTCTTCTGTAGTACTCACGAACGAGTCCCCAGCAATCGAGCCCCTCGTCTACTGCCCGCCCGCCGTTTACATACGGAATGCCGATGAGGTCATCCACCTTAGCCATAGTTGCCCGTCATCCCCTGCTCGCCGCCGAAACGCTCCTTGATGCGGCACTCCTTAATCGTATTGTTACAAGGCTTATCCGTACCGGCATAACCGCACCGAATAGATTTAAATACAAACGGGCAAAAGTCGAGCATGTACGTATCGAGCGGGAATTTATTGTATAGTTCAGGGCTACTGCCAAGCGTAAACGTGACCCAGGCTTCATCGTATGAAGTTGAAAGACACGTGAAATCAAGTTGGTCAAGCGGCTCATCACTACTCAAGAGATTCGTATGTACGATATAAAGCGTGACCTCGGCGTCGGTCATGCCGCCGTACTGCTGTAGGTATGACTGGATAATGCCGCCACAGTTCGACACGGTGAGCTTGACAGACGGCAGTGTCGTACCGTCCGTTGTGACAGGCGTCACACTGAACGGGAAGCGGGTCCACGTTCGGCCTGACCACGTAACGTCTTCAGTGTTCCTGGCTAGGTATATATCTTCAGGAAGGTCTGCGTGATGAAGCTTCAATAATAATAAGAACGGCGCATCTGACGAGAGCTTGTTCTTCTCCAATATCGCCGCGGTCTCCCATACCTTCATCTACTTACACCTCCTCAAATGTGAGCGACACGAAGTACCCCTCAGGGTGCGAATAGTGTGATTCCCAGTCGCTCGCGAAGCGTACTGTGCATGTATCCCCTGAGTCATAATCTTTGAACACGAACATATCGGACTTACGGACCGTTTTCCAGAAGTCCCGAAGGGTGTTCTTCTGAGCTTCCGTAAGACACGTCCAGGCATACTGGAAGGACCTCGGTGTTCGTGTGTTCCGAGGTCGTGTGATGCGGTAGCCCGCATCGGTTTTAGATTCGACTGTATTATCAGTCATTTTCTCAACATATGTATCGCCCGCATTCGTTGCGAGCGATACTACGGGATGCGGAATCTGGTCCGCGGGAAATGTTCTCATATCAGTTATCCCTTCGATATACTACGAATCGTTCTAGCCATACCGCCTTCGTCTGTCTCTGCGGCATCGACCACGACATTGATAATGTACTTCTTCATCTGGTTATCGTAATTACTCGACTGCACCTTCACGTTCGATTGGCTGTTATTGATAATGTTGATGACCGGTGCGGCCGCTCCGCTTCCGTTCTGACCTTGGTTCTGACTGATGCCCTTGGCCATTCTTGAGTAGACCTCGTCGGTCAACGGGAAGACGGCTTCATCATTTCCCGCTTCACCGATAAGTCCCATAGTCGGAGCGGTAACAAGGCCGCCCGTTGCAAAAGGCTTTACACCGAGGGACGGCTTATACGGTCTGAACGAGGCCGCGTCTAAGAGATTACCGTTAAAAGTAAACCCCGACGCTCCTTTATCGCCGCCCCCGAGAAGCCCGCCGAACAGCATATTCGCAATCTTGGATGCGGCCACCTGAGCAACCATCTGAGTAATTGTGTTACGGAACACCTTGCCGAGGCTTCTCAGCGAGTCCTTAGCACTTGTCGTACCGTCTGCCATAGCCGAGAACACACCTTGAATGCCTGAGGCTATCTGAGTGCTGCCCGTGGCTACCATCTCAGCTGTGGACATGTGAGCCTTCTGCCATAAGTCATAATAGGCCTGAGCCGACTTAGAGCGGTCGTTCCAGGCTTGGGTATCCTTAGCCGCTTGCGACTGAAGAAGTCCTGTAAGGCTACCCATATCGCCTCGCTTAATCGCTCTCTGTACGGACTTCTCATAAGCATCCCGTTCAGCGTCTTCACGCTTTTGTACCGCTTCGAGATAGGCCGCCGTGTACCAGTCATTGGCTTCTTTTAGGGCTTCGTAGTCGGCCTTCGTCGCCTGTATCTCTTTAAGCTTCGCTTCCCGCTGCTTATCCAGGCTCTGCACCGTCTCTTCGAATTCGGCCTGAGCTACCGACGCATAATCGCCCTTGAGCTCGGCGTTCAGCTTAGCCATCTCCGTATTAAACTTGAGCCGTCGTTGTGTCAGAGCTTCCATCGCCTTGGCCGCTTCTTCAATCTTCCACTGCTTCAGAAGGTCTTCAGCATGACTCGTGTCAATATCCTTCGACGTGTTCTTTATCTTACGAATCTGATCCTGCCACTTCTGCGCCTTGGTGTTCATATCCGAGATACTCTTCTCGAACTCCGTACCCGTGTCGCTTATAATCGCCTTATCAAGGTCTTTCTCAAGACCTTTCAGGTCCTTACGAGCGTTGGCGATATCTTTTGCCCGCTGTTCGGCTTGCTTACGAACGTCCGATACAGATAAGGCCTTGCCTGTCTCCGTCGTTCCCGCGAACTCTGTAAGCGAGATGACGCCTACAATATTACCCGCGAACGCTGACCTGTAGTCTTGGTCGTAATGCTGAGATACTCGGCCGCCACCTGCCGCCGCGTAATAACCTGATGCGTTGGCGTCAAGCATGATAACGTGACCGCCGTCGTTCGTGATGACGGCATCACCGGCATGAGCTTCATAGCCGTTGCCGTAAGCGTCGGTCGGATGGAAGGCGCTGCCCGCGTTTGCCGCCCAATCGGGTGCCCAAGCTCCAAGGTTCCAAGCCCCCGAGACTCCCGCATCAGACCAGACGTTCTCAACATATGTCGTGCATACGACCTCGTTCTCCCCTGTGCCGTAACCAAGGCCACTCCACCGCCCTGCGTTATATATCGCACCGGCCCGAACGTCATAGGCCTGTTCCTTCTCTACGTGTGTGCCGCCGCCGCTGACACCGGCACCGCTTACGCCTGTATCAGGCGAGAAGTCATAGGACGGTATCTGTGTATTATTGACAGCGGCTTCTGCGGCTTGCCGTTGAGCTTCTGCGTCGGCGAAGTCTTTCCCGCCGCCCGCGTTATACCAGTTCGAATACTCAGCGGCATAGGTAGCCGTTCCTTCTTCGACTCGTTCTTCCGTCGCTCCGCCGTTAGCACGTGAGCCTTGACCCGTCGGGTCAGCAGCCACGTCAGCGTTACCGCCTTCGCCGTCCTTCTGTCTCCATATACTGCCGTCATGAGCTGTATACGTGTAGCCGTCGTCACCTGTCCAGGTGTTCTTCTGAGCCGCTTCATACTTAGCATTGAAATATTTATAAGCGCAATATGCCGCGTACAGAGCTGCGGCCGCCACACCCATCCAACCGCCTGCAAGACTGAACAGTGCACTGGTGACTCGTCCGATCGCTCCGGGTAGTCTCGCAAGACCCGCAGCACTTCGCTGTGATGCCAGGACACCTGCAACCCCCGCCTTTTCGTGAGCCCCTGCAAGGGCTATCGTCGCTTCAGTCGTCGTCACCGTAGCCGCTGTCGCTACTTCACTCGCTCTTGCCGACGCCGCTCCTGCCGCCGTAGCCGATTCAGCGACCTCAGCGTTACTTACGATAAGTCGTTCGTTTGCCGTCACTTCGGTTGCTGTAGCGGCTTCTTTAATAGCCGCCGCTTCACGAGCCGCCGCGCCGACGGCCACCTCAGACTCAGCTACTTCTGCGTTACTGGTGATAACCGCAGTGTTCGCTTCGATTTTAGCGGCCGCCGCCGCATCCGCGGTATACGTCGAGGCCTTCACGGACTCTGTTACAATGGCAGCACTCTTTTCGGCTTCTACGTTGACCGCTGCAAAGGCTCTTGTCATCTCTACTCGAATTCGTTCGGCTGCCTGCGCCGACTCCAGGCCAATCTGTGTAAACTTCTCTGCCATGAACATTTGTGTCTCTTCGGCAGAAAGGTTCTGCTGATTAGCTGTCTTTACCGCTTCGCGCCTCATTTGCGCGTACATGCGGTCACTGTCGGCGATAGCCTTGTTGATTCGCCGTTCTTGAGCCTTGGTAAGGGCTTGCTGTTGAGCGTCTGCCGTTCGGTCGGCTACGGTATCTCGTACCGAGCTCATAACACCGCCGATGACGCTTGCTCCCTTCTTGGCGAGCTTCAGTGCTTCATAAGCGGCTACAAGCTTAGTGACGGTAACAATGACGGTACTGATTTCGTCCTTATTCTGACGAATGAAGTTCGCGGTGTGCGACAGTCCGTCCATGACTTGAGGGAGAATCTCCATGACAAGCGGAGCAAGAGCTCCCCCGGCTACCGTGCCGAGTTTACTGAACTGCATGTTAACTTCTTGAATCTGCATGTAGGCTTCATGCATCTGCTTCGGGTCAAGGCCTGTACCTTTAATCTTCGAAACGCGCTGTGCCGCTTCTTCATAATTGAGCAAGGTCTTCGTCAAGGCGAGTCCTCTTGTACCGAGAGTAGCCATGAGAAACTCTTGACCCTGTCCCGCTTCGTTAGCGGCCTTATACCCTTTGGCCAAGACGGCAAGCTGTTCGTTCATCGGCTTCATCTTACCTGTCGAATCGGTGAGTGACAGCCCCATCTGTGATAAGACGGCGGCCGCCTTCTGACCTTCTGCCGTGTTGTTGGCGAGGTTCTTATCGAGTCTCATAATCGACTTAGCGGCTGTCTCCACGTCGCCGCCTGTCATCTTGAGCACACCTGAAAGCTTAGCCGCTTCAGCTGTCGTGAGGTTGAATCGCTGTTGTACCTGATATAGCGATTCTCCCGCATTGACGGCGCTTTCTACGATAGCGTTCAGGCCGAAACCCGCTGCGGCAATGCCCGCGAACTTCGTAAGGCTCCCGAGCATGGAGTTGACCTTACCCGTCGCCGTATCGACGCTTCCCGAGAATTCGTTTATCGGACTGGCCGAGAACGTCTTTTGTATTTCTTGCTTAGTTTTGTTTAATTCTGAGGACAGCCCGCTGCCGTCCGCTCCAATCTTTATAAGTAAATCTGCAACAGTTGCCAATGGCTATCCCCCTTTACATGCCGAAGGCTTTCATGAGTTCTTCTTTATCTTCTTTCGGGTCGGGCTTAGCGTCCGGGTAGAGCGGTGCCAAGATATCAGCCGGTGTAAGCGATGAGTTCTCTCCGAGGTGAGGCTTTAGCTGCCAGTACGTGAAGTAGGCGTTCATCTCATCTCGTTCTCGCTTACGTCTTAGGTGTCCTTGCACCATAGCGTTGAATTCTCGTATCTGCATTTCCTCGAATTCATACGGCTTGAGGTTTAACATGCCATACGCGACAGGCTCAGCCGCCTCGACCCATTCTTCCATCGATCCGACGACTACCGTCCCTGCTTCTTCGGCGTCGTCGGTTCGGCGTTTTTTATTTTACCCGTATCGGGTTTGAATTTGACCTTGTTATACAGTCCTGTATCGAATATCAGCTGAATAACAAAGCCGCCGAGGTAGTCCATCGTCTGACCCTCGGCCGCGCAATACTCATCGATGAGGTCATATAACTCGTCATCAGTCCGCTTGCCGTGTCGTTCGTCGTGTAGAGCGTACCTTAGTACGGCCATAACAAGGTCAATGTCAATGTTCGCCGTCATTCGAGACACGACGGCAATCGAACTGGCGTCAAAAATCGATAAGAGGGACTGGCTGATTTCCCGTTCTATCATTCGCATATCTTTAATCGTAAGGTAGGCTTCGTATCGTTTATCACCGACGGTAAGCGTCCGTGTTGTTTTCATCTTCATGTCTCCTTTTTACGGATAATAATAAAAAAGAGCGGCCTTTCGACCGCTCCTTCTTTCACTTCTATTAAGCCGTGACTTTGAGCTTATACGTAAGCTTGACGTCTGCTGTAATCGTAATTGTAATGAGATTGTCGCCGACTACGATGTGGTCCTTAAGTGCCCCCGTCTTTAAGAGCTTCAGGGCGCCTTGACTGTAGGTGTAGTCCGTTTCCTGATAGAGTTTCGTGCCGTCGGCCATAATTACAGAACGTACATTGGCTTCGGCCGGCGTAATCGCAATCGAGATATCGTTGAGCGCTGCCTTCGATACTGTGCTCGTAGACGCGCCGAGGTTCGGAACAGCAGACAGCTTCTGGATATCGGAGATAGCACCTTTGCCTTCAAACGTTACCTTCAAGGTAGAAACGCCGCTGTAGCTGTGGTCTTCGTCCAAGGTCGTAACAGACGCCCAACCTGTACGGTAAGATCCGTCCGGATATTCCTGACGAATGAATACGGGCTTACGGTTGTTGAAGCGGTTTTCCAAGATTTCGACCGCTTCGTCGTTCATAACATACAGCCCTTCATAGGACATAGTCCAGTTGAGCATACCGGGGAGCTTGTCGCCATAGTTACCGCTATCCTTCGACGTAGCGTCGATAGAATCAGCCTTGCGGGACAACGGGTTATTACGCTGACCGCCTAAGAGCAGCCACGTCGGAGCGTTATCCAGGGCAATGTAGACCAGGGTATCTTTACCGGCTACGGCCGTTGTGTTGTCTTCCATGACAGGAAGGTTCTTGATTTTATCTTCTGTTAACATGTATTTCCTCCTTAATTTAATTCTTGCTGAAGTACCCATTCAACGGACAGAACTCCATGATAAGCGCTTGTCTTATCTGCATAGAGCTCTTGATACGCCTGATACTGCGATATAGTCGCTGTACCGATTTGCGTATATCCGTTGAGATTTAAATCGTACTTCGTGAGTAAATGAACGACATCATCGAGAATGTCGTTTACTTCCTTCTTTCCCTTGCCTTTAGTCCACACGTGTATCTGTTGAGATACCGTATGATACACCGTTGTCTTGTTCTCGTTCACAGGCGAGCCGTGAAACTCTCCGAGAACAATATACGGCATGTGTTCAGGTCCTGTCGGGACACTGTCATACGTCGGTATCGTCTGCCCTGTCGAAAGCAGTTGATAGACGTTTTGTTGTACCGCATTGAACGGGATTCTACTTATCACGGATAATAGCCTCCTTAATTGCCGACTCGATAGACGGACGGACGAAGTCGATAGCGGGCTTCATGAACGGATGAGCCGCACGAGCCGGTATGACGGCCTTCGCCATGAACCAACCCGTCGCTCCGGGGGCAAGGGCTTTCTTCTTCTTCGGTACAATGACCGCACCGCCCGTCCCGTATTCGATGAAGTGTGCTATCTTGTTCTTCGTATAGACCTTAGCGGCTGTCGTCTTCTCAGAGTTTATGAACTCTAAGTGAATCTGACTGGCGAGCTTTCCCGTGTCTTTCGGTACAAGCTCAATCGCCTTAGCCTGGACTTCGGCGGCCTTCTGCCGTACGACGTCGCGGATCCGTTCCTTCGTCAGGTCATTGAACTTCGACAGGTCAGCCGTCGCCTTGAAGGTCGCGTCATCAAGATTCGTCTTAATATACATAAGGCTCTCCTATCCGTGGTGTTCGACAGCCGTACAGGTCAGTGTCATCATATCTCGGCGTTCTCCGTATTCGATATGAATGATGCGGTACCGTACATTCTTGTACTCGACTTGCCAGTCGTACCCGACGTCCTCACGATATCGAATCGTTATGCCCTGAGTAATCCCGGCTACAGGACCGCCGCCCGCTTCACCGTCCCAAAACCTCGGCTTCAGGACCTGAGCCCATACGGTATTCACGAAGTCCATGCGTTCGTCATAACCGCCCTGACCGTCAGACTCGACGGCAGGTCTATAGAGCTCGACCCGTGACCTGAGGTCGGATACGGTTGTCATTATTTCTTGCCTTTCTTCGTTTCGTCTTCAGCCGGTTCTTCGGCGGGCTGTTCTTCTACGACTTCTGCTTCAACTACGGGGGCTTCTTCTGTCGGAACTGCGTATCCGAAGTGGACATGCTGTTCGATTTCTTCTTCTGTTCCCGTAATAATATCGTCGACTTCATAAAATTCGTTCTTATATACGCACGGCTCAATGACCTTAGCGTATTGAATTACATCACTCACTAGGTTTCTCTCCTTTCGGCTTCAATCTGAAGTAGCTGCGCGGTCACGGTGAACGGAAGCTCCGTCGTATTCCCGACGAGCCCCCTGTTATCGTACCAATGGGCTACTATCATCTTCAGTGTTAACAGATGACGGGCGTTCGTCTCGTCGAACGTAACGCCCGTACCTGTCTGAATATACTGCTTGGCCGCATCTATCATGCCCTGAATGACCTCATCTTCCGTATAGTCATCGACTCGCAGATAGAGCTTTACGTCAGTCAGTAGCATGAGTCTTCAGCTCCTTATACGGTTAACTCGCCGAATACGACGGCTTTGTCATCGAACTTCTGAACGTCAATACGAGTTACAGCCTTCACGTCATAGCTATCACGCTTCCAAGCGTCGCCACCTACGGACGTACCCGTAAGCGTCGTAGCCTGACGGTCGAAGAGGACGACTGCATCCGTGAAGCTACCGATGATAACCGGTGCTTTCTTCGTGCTTGCCACAGACGTATCGGTCGGCAGGACCTTATTCGACACAACCGTTACAGGCTTACCGAACAAGAGCTTCTGAGTCGAGTCCAGAGGATTGGGCTGTAAGAGATAACGGCCGTCCGTATCCTTTTGCTTATCGAGGAAATTGAAGCCGTCCTGGTTGGTGAGCACCGAAGACATCAGAGAAATCGTCGGGTCAAGTGTGACGTTCAAGAGTTCTTTAATGCCGTCCAAATTCGTCAAGGGAGACTTTGTAAGCGTCTTGAGTACGGCTAAAATCTGAGCGTTCTCCGTCGCTACAGACTTCTTAGCAAGCCATCCGTTCACATATGCTAAGAGATTCTGGTCGGAGTCGGCCAAGAGTTCTTCAGAGATAGGTAAGATGCCCGCGAACTTCTTAATAGCGTACTTAACTTGAGTGAACTTCGGTCCGTCGATTTCACCGATAGCGGCAAGTTCCGCAACAGATGCAAACGGCGTCATATCGGACGCTTTTTCGAGCACTCTTGTGCCGCTCATCGTGTTTACATTTTCGACACGTACTAATGCGGACAACGGATTCAAGGCGCGCTTTAATTCGTTAATCTTCGTCTGTTCGTCCGTCGGAACGATGAAGCCGCCCGCTTCTCCCGCACCTTCGTTCATGTTCGCCGCGTTACGTACGGACATGGACTTAGCAAAGGATAATTCCGTATCGCTAAGAGAATCGTGGCGATTACGCAATAACTGAGCGAATACGTGAGTCGTGTCAACGTCTTTCGGTTCTTCTTGTTGCGGCATGCCGCCGAACGGAGCGGCCGCGGGAACGACGTCGTTCATCGTCTGAACGATATCGAACTCACGACGGATCGCTTTGAGCTCTTCTGTTGCAGATTCTGCTTCATCGATGCGGTTATCCGCTAAAAGGTTTTGAATGTGTGTCTGTTTTTCGGCCATCAACTGGCGTAATTCTCTTTCTTTTTCTGTCAAGGTGTTTTCCTCCTCATTTAAGCAATTCTAATTCAACTTGAAGCCGACGAATACGTTCATCTGTATTGTCGGTCGGCTTTTCTTCTTCTGTGGCAGTCTTAGCCGCCTTCACAGCTTCAGGCATGCCCTTAAAGCCAAGGCCCTTACTGCACGCTACGAGCTGAACCGCGGTGTCTTCAACAGTGATATCGAACATCTCAGCCGCTTCGGCTGCCGTGTACCACGTCTCAGCTTCTACGGCGGCATGAATCATCTCATCCGTTGTGCCGTCTTTTGCTTTGTTACGATAGACCTGTTCAATGCCGTCCTGGACCGTGTCAAGCATGGTCGCTACTCTTAGCATGTCGTCAGCGTCACCACAGCAGGCCGCGCTCGGCTTATGAATCATCAGGAAGGTATTGTTCGGCATTCTGATTTCATCACACGCGAACAAGATAACGCTCGCAATGCTTGCCGCCCACCCGTCCACAACGCCGACGGTATGCCCGTCATGCCTTCGAATCATATTCGCAATGGCCACGCCTGCGGGTACACTGCCGCCGTCACTGTTGACGTAGATTGTAAGGTCTTTGCCTTTCAGCGCTTCGAGGCTGTCTCGTACATCAACCGGCAACACATACCCCGCAAACGTATTCCCGTCATAGTCCGACAGCCACGCCTTAGCGTCATCATCGATAACGTCGCCGTGAATGTAGACGTCTGCGGACCGGTCCGTTTCGTTGCGAATGTTAAAACAACTTAATCGCTTCATTCCCCCTCACCTCCTTTCGGCGGCGTATCAATCGGCTTACCGAGATTCTCCAATGTCGTGTAGTTCAGCGATACGAAGTGCTTATCGCCGGCAGCACCGATGCCGTCCATCTCTTCCATCTCACGGATTTCGTTAATCGTGTAGATACCATTATTGAGCATATCTCGATAGTATCCGGCACGGGCAGTACTGTCTCCTCGGAGCTCGGCGGCCGCGTTGAACTTGACATAAAAAGAAGCCCTTTCCTTATCGGTAAAGAGCTTGTAGTTTATTTCCTGTTCCCATTGAGTGAATATCGGTAAGAGCGTTGTCTTGATGTAATCGAGCCCCATCGCCTCTGCATTAGCGTATGTGGCCCTGTCGAGCTGTGCCAACTTATGAGGCGGCACTCGATAGACCTTGGCGACTTCCGTTATCCCGAACTTCTGTGTATCAAGAAATTGAGCCTGGTCAAGTTGCATGCCGAGCTGTTGGAAGTCTAGGCCGACATCAAGGACCGCTACATGACCGGCGTTGTTCGTGCCGGAGTTTAACTTCTCCCATTCTTCTCGGATCTTCTGTTTGGCTTCGGCGTTTAACTTTGTCGCCGTCTTTAAGACCCCGCTCGAGAGCGTACCGTTGCGGTAGAAGTCACTGATGAACGACTTTATTGCATTCTGACTGTCGAGCTCATCGACTAGTGTCTTCCACGGCGGTATGCCCATAATGCCGTCCTTCGTGAAGGCCTTAAAATGAAGAACGTCTTCAGGCTGAAGGTCGAACACCTCGCCTCGTGCGTTCTGCGTTCGGTACTGAAGCTTACCCGTCGATACGTCAAGAGCGACGGAGGTTCGCACCGGGTCAAGCGGCCACAACGCCGTAGGGTATCCGTCCTTTCCCCATTCTATATAAGCTATCCCGTTGCCGTAGATACCTACATGACCCTGAATCGTCTGTTTGAAGACGAAGGCCGACATGAACGGGTTCGGACGTTCATATAGCAACTTGGCAACGGGATGCGCCATACCGAGGTCTTTTTTTTGCTTGTTGAATGTGTGAATCGGAAGCTTGCCGACGTCATCAGCGAGTATCGACACACACGCCGAGACGTTCGAGTTCTTCGCCGCCTTCTCAGGAGTCACGGTCGAGCCGCCGCCTATGGCATCGATAAGCCACTGTGCCGGGTTCGACAAGGTGCCGCTGTCGCCACCTGTAAAGAGTTGACCCGACGCGCCTCGATTCTGTATCCAGTTACGAACGAACATCGTCATCTACTCCTTTGCTTCGGCCGTATGTGTAGCTTATAAGATACGCGCCCGATAAGCACTCAACGGCCGCCGTGTACAAGGCGACCACGGGGCTTACGTACGCACCGGCAATCACTAGTAAGATGAAGCCTGTTATAAGCAATAGGTCATCGATATATTTTCGGATTATTGTCATTGTGTTCTCCTTATAAACTGAAGTCGTCGGACAGTACATAGTCGCTCATATCTTCCTCGGCTGTGACTCGAGCTCGACTGAAGGCGTTGATGACTGCCGCTATCGGGTCGATACGGTTCGTCGATTTCTCCTTATCGAGGATAATGTTCTCGTTATGGTCGCGCTTCGTTACGGCGTTGCTGACCGCCCAGTCAAGAAGCGGATTCGGTTCATGAAGAATGTTCCCTCGGTAGGCCTCTTCTCTAAAGGCCTTTGTCGGTTCGGACAGTGTCCGCATCCCCTGTCTAACTTCTACAGTCGTTATGCCCTGAGCGTCGAAATCTTGTGCAAAGTGTGTCGCATTGTAAGGGTCATAGCACAACTCCTTCACGTTGACACCGAGGTCGTCGGTCGTCTCATGTATCCACGACTCAATGAAGCGGTAGTCGACGACATCGCCCGGTGTAATCGTAAGGTACCCCGCCTTCGCCCAGGCACGATACGGGACCTTATCGGTCTTCTCATGAACGGCGACGGTATCTTCAGGGATAAACCCGTGTGCCCTGACTACGTACTGGATCGCACTGTCAACGTCGATTGGTACTATAATGCCTGCCGCCGTAAGGTCGATTCGTTTCGATAAGTCAATGCCGACGTATGCGGATCTACCGTACAGGTCGACCGGTATCTTCGTAATCGCCCCGCGTTCCTTCCATTTCGCCATGTCCATATACGACATGGCCGACTGATTGACCCACAGGTTCATGTTCTTAGTGAGGAACGACTCCATCTTCTCGGGGCTCTCCAGCGCCGAAGCTAACTTACTACGAATATTCGCCAGGCCTTCGGGATAAGTCGCCGCTATCGGATTCGCTTTTACCCAACGCTCTTCATCTTTGACGTCGTCGATAAGATTGCCTTCCTGGTCTCGGTCAAGCTCGTTGACCATGCAGAAGTAATCGGCGACGTCGAAGTCGAGCGACGGGTCGAGTATCTTCTCGACGAGCGGGTACTCCACTCGGTAACACGGACCTCCGAAGTTCGTACCTGCCGTCGTGATAATAAAAAGAAGCGGCTGCCGTCTGGCAACCATACCGGTGTTTATGACTTCAAGAATCTCGTCAGTCGGATGAGCGTGATATTCATCGATTAAGCCGCATTGAGGGTTGAGACCGTCACCCGTCTTGCCGTCGTCTTTCGACAGGGCCCGAAGTATTGAATCGCTCTTCGGATGACGAATGACTCCGTACGACTCATGCCACTTACCCTTGAGAAGCGGGCACCGCTTCAACATGGCCACGACTTCATTATAAATAATCTTAGCCTGCATCGACTTCGTCGCACCGATATAGACTTCACTCATCGGCTCGCCAAGAGCCATCAGTTCATAATCGCCGACGATTGCCAGTGATTGTGACTTGGCATTCTTCCTGGCTACCTGCCAGTAGGCCTTACGGAACCGCCTGAGTCCTGTGTCTTGGTGTACCCACCCGTACACGTTACCGAAGATGAACCTTTGTATCGGAGTGAACTCGATAGGTTCACCGGCAAGAACGCCTTTCGTGTGTTTATGAAGCGCGGCCCACTCGAAGAACCTCAGTGCTTTCTCTTCGTCGAAGATGTACGGGAATTCTTTCGTTCCCGAATTTTTTAAATCCTTGAGGAACCGTTCGCACGCCCATCGGTGCTTCTGGCAGACATGCCGAGTATCGGCTATGCAGTCCTTACTGTATTGAATGAGTTCGTCGGTAAGCGTCATACATTACCGAACCCCTTTCCCGCCAACGGATCTTCTTCTTTTACTTCCTTTTTCGGAATGTTCCGGACCTTGGCCAGAGGGTTGAGGAATAGTCGGTCTTCCATCTGAACGAGCGCCGACATCTTGGCGTTCAGTGCCTTGTCGACGGCAATCACTCCCGATACCGAGAATACATACTCTATCTTCTCGAACATCTTGGCCGCCGTCCTCGGAGAATATGTCCCTTCTAAGGCCTTCACCATATCGACGTCCTCGCCGTTCTCAGTGTCGACTCGGATTGTCGCACAGACCTTTCGATGTTCGGTGAGATTAATATATTCGGAAAACGCCATGCAGTACCGAGCCATCAACCCGACGTCTGCCGAGCTTACGAAGTCTATGTCCTTATAGAGCTTGACGATTTCTTTCCACTTCTTGTATGCGTTTTTATCCTGACGAACATAACTCGGGCAAACCAGTTTGTGTTCGCCGAGCTTTACTTCGGACTTTTTTCGCTGTTCAATTTCGGCCTTCGTAAGGTGCCTTTTGTTCCCGTTGAGCAGATGAAGCTCAATCGGCTTAGCCGGTCGTCCCGCCATAGCGCCTTCCTCCTTTCTCAGATTCCCTATCATTTCACGAAATTTTTACAAAGAAGAGACCGCCACGGTCTGGGCTTCGCGCCTCAGAACTTTTTTACCGGGGGGCCTCTTCTCATTCTCAATTAAAATTATATTTTCTCAATTACGAGAACGGTTGCCGAAGCCGCCGTCCTCGCTCGCTGTCTTACGATTGTGGCATACATGATTCATCGCTTGCCAGTTCTTCACATCCCAGAACAGCTTCTGATTACCTCGGTGCGGAATGATGTGGTCCACCACGTCCGCAGGTAACGGCTGCCCTGATGCCTTGCATCGCTCACACTCACACGTCGGGTGTTCGGCGAGAAAGGCAAGTCGGGCTTTGTTCCACTTCGACCCATACCCGCGTTTAGCGGCGCTCTCTCGACGGTCGTCATATGAAGTCTTACGGTGCTTCTCGCAATATCGTTCTCTCGTAAGCTCCTGACAACCGGGATAGAAGCACACATGCATACTCTTCCTCGGCATCGGATCACCTCCGTGAGCCATAACGAGATGTGTTCATGACGTCTTTGGCTGCCACATAGCACTTACACTTGCCCGTCCCGCCGATTCGGATTGCGTTAGCAGAGCATGTACCTTTGTTGTTATTGAGGCAGGACTTACAACAGCAATGTACTTGTGTCTTGTGTTCGGTCATAAGCTCCTCGTCATGGCCCAAATAAAAGTGGTGGCATCTTGGAGGTAGATGCCACCGGCCTGTAAAATAAAACTACATTAGAATAATAGTAGTGCTTTACGCACTTTTTACTTCTACAGTATACCATGTCAAGCATTAGACATTTAATCAACCCCCTCGAAAATTTTTTTGAAATTTTTCAAGGCTCTATAAAACAGCTGCCACGTACCTTGCCAGGTGATATTCATCTTCACGGCGATGACCTCCCACTTCTCATTGTATATGAACCGTCTTGTCAGGACCTCTTGCTGCTTAATGCTCTCGAGTTTACGAATGCGGGCATTCGCTCTTTCCCGCTCGGCGATAAGTTCATCCCACTCTTCATTCGCCTCTCTGATAAGCTCGTCGAGCCTTGCGATCTTATCAGAGATATCGACAGGACTGCCGCCGGTGATGCGGTCCTTCGTGTAGTCCAGGGCTCGTATGCAGCAGATATCTCGCTGAAGCTGTGATATCTGTGCGTCTTTCATCCGCAGTCTGATATCAAGACTGCGGACGTATTCAAGATACTCCTTCGCATTCATGCTGTACCTCCTAAAAGCCGCCAATAAACAACCACGACAGCCATCCTGCGAACGCCAACACAAGCCCAACAAATACCATAAACATCTCTATTGGCGAAGTCGCATAAATCAATACCCCGGCTGCGGCTGTCGCCACGGCAACCCCCACAAGGGCCATGCCAATTGCGAGTTTACTCAACATTTTATTCACTCCTCCTTCAACTTAATCAGCATATCGATGTACTGCTTCGCCTTCCTTAAGTCCTTAAGCGGCGTACCCTTCTTTGGGTATCGGTAGAGATACTTCACAACCGCTCCGAGATAGTACGCCTCTTTACCCTCAGCCCCCTGAATAAGCTCGCCTATAATCTCTTCGCACTCCTTACCTCTCCAGGTGTAATGGCTTGGGCTCTTGATATCGTCGGCTTCAATCTGTCCGTTTATAGGGCTTCTCGTTATGTTCGCCATTATCGGTCCTCCAGATTACGGTATATAGTGAAGCCCATCACCGGCAGCTCTTCACCTTCTACATATACTCGAATTAGGCTGCCCTTATATAGGTCAAGATGATCCACGAAAGGTGGCGTGAAGGCAAACAAGTGTTTACTCACGAAGACCGACTTACCGTCTGTACCGTAGGCAATCTTCTTTGCAACTAGGTTTCGACCGAAGGTACTCATATCTCCGGTATCGAAGGCTGTTACGGAGTTCTTATCGGTCAAGTAACCCTTTATAACATCTGCTATCGAGGCTTCTTCTTTGTCCGCCCTAAACGGATGCGGGCAATCCTTCGGCAGCCGTATGAGGACGTGCGATGATACGGCCACAAGTCCTACGTTAGGAATATCCTGAACGCGGAACTGTTCGCCGTCTTTCTGAGCCTCTTCCCACAACTTATATATGCTGCTTACTAGTTTCTTTTGCACTTTATCCATGTTTTTATTCTCCTTTCACCTTATCAATTCGTGCCTTCAAACTCTGTAATACGTACTCTTGTGCATCGGCCTTCTGCTCTAAGGCCGCCATCATATCCTCATCTCTCGTTCCGATACTGATGAGATGATGAATGATGACTTTCTCTTTTTGCCCTTGTCGGTGTAGCCGCTTATTGGCCTGCTGATATAGCTCCAAGCTCCAGTTAAGCCCGAACCATATAACATGATTGCCGCCGTCCTGAAGGTTGAGGCCGTATGCCGTACTAGCGGGATGTGCAAGTAGTACGTCTATCTTTCCCTCGTTCCATTCTCGCTCTTCCGTCGCTCCTTTAAGCTCCTTCACGACTAATCTTGATTTAGCAAGGCTCTTTTTCAACCGCTCAAGGTCATGCTTGAAGTTATAGAACACCAGCACCGGCTTACCGTTTAGCTGTTCGATAAACTCCTTAAAGGCTTCAATCTTGCAGTTATGAATCTCATGAACGCCTCGATTCTCATCATAGACGGCCCCGTTCGCCAGTTGCTGAAGCTTAGTCGATAAAGCCGCTGCTGAGGCCGCCGTAATTTCTTCTTCATCATCTACAAGCTCAAGGACCATCTCCCGTTCCATCGTGTCGTATTCTCTCTTCGCCCTGGCGTCAAGCTGTACCGGCACGATGTCGCTGATAACAGGCGGCAGGGTCAGATAATCTTCCGACTTCATCGATACGCATATCGGAGATATAGCCTTCATGATATCTTCCTCGGCGTGTTCTCTCGGCTTATAACTGTAGATGACGGTGTGCGACCTCTGGTCGGGTTCAAAGTAATGGTCGCGAAAGCTTGTATACGTTCTTCCGAGAGATTCTCCTTTATCGATGAGATACACCTGAGCCCACAGGTCGATAAGCCCCTTCGGCGTCGGTGTACCGGTAAGTAACACCATACGGTCGATGTGGTCGTACATTCTAGCCAAAGCCCTGAACCGCTTCGCCTGATGATTCTTGAAGCTACTTGACTCATCGACGACGACCATATCGAACGGCCATGCGTTCTTATAATAGTCCGTCAGCCACACGACGTTGTCTCGATTGATGATGTAGACGTCGGCATCCGTCTGTAAGGCCGTCGTTCGTTCCTTAAGCGTTCCGAGGACGGTCGAGATTCGAAGAAGACCAAGGCCGCTCCACTTTGCCGCTTCCCGTTGCCATGTCGCTTCAGCTACCTTCTTCGGGGCGATGATAAGGACCTTCTTCACGGTAAATCGGCAATACTTTAATTCGTATATGGCTTGCAGTGTGATAATCGTCTTGCCTAAACCCATGTCGAGGTACAGCCCTAGCTTCTTCTGACCGATAACCCTATTAATGCAGTACGCCTGATATGGATGCGGCTTAAAGTCCATAGTTAGCCGCTCCGTGCCGTAGGTACTCCTTAACGGCAGCTGCTCCGTACAAGACACGGACCTCGCACCGTCGTGCCTCGAGGGCTCGTATCTGTAACTTCTGTACCTTGGACAGTACCCCCGCTTCGGTCTTTAATTCGACAAAGTCAATCTTCCCGTTCGGCCACACAACAATCCGATCAGGTACTCCGACGTTTCCGGGGGATACGAACTTATACGCCTTACCGCCAAGGTTCTTCACCCCGTCGACCAGTTTCTTCTCTATCGTTTTCTCCCACATGTTTTTCCTCCCGTTTTTAGTCTGTGCACGTTCTCTCACGCGCGCGTATATGAGGGTCCGTATAAAGGCTGTATAGAGGTGTATATATCCTTTAATTTCCTTTACAGCCTTTCTTTTACCCTTTTTATTAATTATTGTGAACACTGTGAACAAATACCTATAAACATAGATAGGTACTAGGTTTTTCTGTGCACATTCTTTGTTCACATTCTTAAAATCTGTTCACATTTAGAATGTGAACAAAAACGGGTAGAATGTGAACAGATAAATGAGAACGTGCACGCCGTAATTGAGAATGTGAACATTATTATTGAAGCTTATTTTCATTAATTGCAAATCCTCTTTGCCGTCCGTATTCCCCAAATCGGAATATTCTACTGCCGCCTTGCGTGTACGGTGAGTCTAGGAGAATCTGGTTTATCTCTCTGGCTTCGTTCTTCTTCATTCGTGCCGGGTCCTGTCCGAAACATTCATACCACACCTCTACTGCGCACACACGATCACGATATTCGAGGTCCTCGCTTTGGGTATGGCCGCCCATCGTTAAGTACGTACGCCTTGCTGAACGGCTCATCGCGTTCCAGTTCTTCGGCACTTTCTGAAGAAGGAATTCGTTGATGATGCCCGCCTTCGTATTCGACTCCATGTGCGTTTCTCGTGCTGCCTCGGCTAATCTCAGTACGTCTTCATTATCTTCGATTATTAGCGACTCACCGCCTCGGTACCGCACGACCGCCTCGGCCCAAATCTGGTCCACTTCCCCGGGAAGATTGTTATGTACGGACTTCGTAGGCGTCTGCGATTCTAAGTCAATTGGCCAGAAGCGGCGGTTCCCTGTAATATCTTTCAGAAATTCATACTGATTTGTGCTGCCAAAGAACACGCACCGTCTCGGGTATTCCTGAGTCCGTCGGCCGTACGCCTGGCGAAATACGTCGACTTGACGCGATAGAAACTGCTTCGATGCATTCTCTTCAGCTTTAGTGTATCCCGCCATTTCGCCCGCCTCTATAATCCATTTCCCCTGGATGTTTTCGGCCGCTTCTTTACCTTCAAACGTCGAAAGCCCGTCGGCGTACCACTTCTTCCCCAAGGTACGGATTAGGGTACTCTTACCTGCCCCTTGACGTCCGATAAGAATCGGCATGGTGTCATACTTACATCCGGGTTCATAGGCCCGTGCTACGGCCGCCGTAAAGGACTTTCTAGCGACGGCACGGGTGTAGACGTTGTCCTCGGATCCAAGGTAGTCGATGAAGAGTGTATCGAGCCGAGCGACTCCGTCCCACGTAAGACCATTCAGATAATCCAGGACTTCATTGAAGCCGTTCTGTTCGGCGCACATGATCATCGCATCTTGTACCTTGTCTCGTCCGGTCACATCGTACTTATTCTCTAAGTACCAACGCAAGCCCGCATCATCGGCATCCGTCCAGAGCCTCGTACCCGGCTGCATGTTCCACGGCAAGGCCCCTTTGGCTACATACCGACTGCCGAAGCGGTCATAAGCGATACGACCGGAAAGAGCTTGGTCATGTACGAGTATCTTCAGCATATTATCAAGCGTCGGTTTGACCCGTCCGTTGTCGTCGTACCGTAGCGTCGAGGTCTTCATCCATTCGACATCTGTTAAGGCATTCGGGCTAAGGTCCGTGAGCTCCTGTTTGCCTTTTTCTTCCTTCTGTATGAGGTCAGCGAATACGCTCTGCGCCGACTCCTGCGCTCGTGCGGCGTTTAATTCGGCCACAACGGCCTTGTCTTGCATCGCAAGCTTACTCATCGCCGCATACGACGGCAGCTTATGAACGGGTGTGCCGTCTTTGGCCGCTTCGTCCAGGTCGTGGAACTTGTGAAGCCGTACAAGGTCGAAGGCGTTCACGAGCTGACCGCAGCATGGGTCGGTGTTGTGGTGGCTATATAAGAACTGGTCATCGTCGTAGATGACCGCCCCCGCTACCGTAGAGCCTGTCGCAAAGGTCAGACGGTCTGACGAGCCATCTACCTCTACGTAGGCGTGCGGTAGATACTCATCTAAAGCTTCACGGATACCGTAGACTCGGCAAAACGCTCCGACGATGCCGTGCTTCGTCTTAGGGTCGCCTTGCTTCGATAAGAGCTGCCGTTCACGTTGGTCCGCTTCATGTCCCGGCACCTGAGGCCATGACCGAATATCGTGCCAATCTTCATACTCGGCGAGTGTCTTATCAGGCGATATAAGCGGACCGACGCCCGTCCGAAAGACGTATGATGCGTCCTTCGGACAACTCGGCCAGTACATGAGCCTGGACGCTTCGAACGTCGTGCCGTCGCACATGTCGATACCGATATGTAAGGCCACCTTCCGAGCGACAGGCTCGTATTCTTCGGGTGTCATCGTTCGGTCCGTCGGCATGACAATCCGAAGTCTCGGACGATGCTCCGTATGAGAACGAGTCGAGTAGACGGCGTACGTCATGCCGAGTAGCCCTAAGACTCGAAGTATGTCATTAGTACCCCCGGGCGGTATCGTATCAAGGTCAAGCGTAATGAGGTCACGACCTGTCACGTTAATCGCCTTACGTTGAAGACCGCTGAGCGTGCCGCCGACGAAGCCGCCGATGTCCTTGAGCTTGCCCTGGTCGGCCTTCTTCATCTTGTGATACTCTTCGACGGTCTCCTCGGTTCGTACGGGCGTCCGCAGGCGGTCGCACAGTTCGGACCAGAGCATCGTTGTCTGTGTCCACTGCTTAGACCACCGGCTTGCCCCTATGCTGATTGATATTTTTTTGTCAGTACTCATATCTATCAGTCCTTCATGTAGTAGTCATTCGTAAAGCCCGCGGCTGTGAGCGTTAAGCCATCAGCCCAAGGTATCGGAAGAGCGAACGTCTTCTCGACAATATCCAGATACTCGTCCGCCTCGTCCTTCGGCACCTCGATAACCGCTTCGTCATGGATGTGCATAATAGCCGGAAGGCCGTTGCCTGATAACCGTGTCAGTGTAAGAGCTAAGCAGTCACGAGCGACGGCCTGAGTGATGTTTTCGACGAGCTTACCGCCGTACGTCGATTCTGTGACCCAGGTGTTATTAAGCTGAGTCTTGAAGTGTACTGCTTCCTTGTCGAAGTTATTTAGCTTGATATGCGGATCAGGATAGAATAGTTTACGCCTCGACGGCAGCTCAACCGACATATACCGATAGCCGTAGAACGGGTCGACTTCCAGACGGAACGTAATGCCGTGGTCAATCGTCATCGGGTTACCGGTCGTGACCGTGTACACGGCTGCCTTTTCAACCGTGTACCAGAGTTCTTTAATCTTCGGAGATGCTTGCCGCCAGAGCTCTACGATATTCGGCAGCTCTTCTTCGGTGAGCCCCATATCAAGAGCCCCCATAGCCTTCAAAGCGTTCACGCCGCCTTGATAGCCGAGAGCCAATTCCGCCACCTTTCCCTTCTGCCGCAGATGACCATTTACGCCATGCTTCACGACGGGCACGCCGAACATCGATGATGCCGAAGCACAGTAGATATCGCCGCCTTCAGCAAAGACCTTCTGTCTCCACGTCTCGCCCGATAGCCATGCGATAACTCTCGCCTCAATCGCTGAGAAGTCGGCTACACATAACGTATATCCTTCCTTAGCGACGATGGCCGTCCTGATGAGCTGTGAGAGCGTATCGGAGACGTCTCCGAATAAGAGCCCTAGGCCTACTCGATTAGACGCTCTGACGAGGTCACGAGCGATATCGAGGTTCACTATATAATTCCTCGGCAGGTTCTGTACTTGTAGGAGACGGCCCGCCCATCGCCCGGTTCGGTTCGCCCCGTAGAACTGTAGCGTGCCTCTCAGGCGACCGTCTTGACCCGTAGCGCTTGCCATCATCTCATACTTCGACACGGACGACTTGGCAAGCTTCTTACGGATAGTAAGCACTTTCTTCGCTAGGTCATCAGCGTCTGTCATGGCTGCGGCCACGGAGTCCTTCGTAAGCTTCTCAAGCTCAAGATTGGTGTTGGAGTTCAGCCAGTCGAGCAGCTGATTCCGACTGTTCGGGTTGCTGAGCCCTGTCAGCTCATATGCTTCTTCCAGAAGGGCCTTCTTGTTTTCTTCGTCGATAGCCAGGGCTCCGTCTACAAGCTGTCGGTCAATACCGACCCCCGTTGCGTTCATACGAATATCTACTTGCCACTGCTTTTCGACTTCTTCGGGAACGGGAAACGCGGATAGTCTTCTGTAGCACTCCATCTCGGTAACGACATCCTGCATATTGTACATGCCATAGGCGAACCACTTATCAGGATCGTGCTTAGGTAGGTTACGTGTGCGGCCGCCGTTCTTCTTCGTCGGCTTGCACGGTACGGAGAAGTACCGTATAAGTGCGGCCCCCGCTTTGTCCTTGAGCTTATCCTGCGGAAGCCCCAGGGCTTTGCCGAGTTTCGCCAGACCCATCGGGTACCCGAGATACGCGCCATGAATCATCGTGCACCGCCACTGGTCGACGAAGGTCTGATACCCGGCACGGGTAAGGCAGGTGATTTCGAATTGCGCATTGTAAGCGTGCTTTATGACTTCAGGATTCCGTAAGTCTTTGACGACTTCATCAGGTATCTTCTCGCCTGACACGAGGTCTATGACGTGAACCTCCCCGAAGTCGTAGGCATAAGAGAATAACAATATTTCGAATTCTTCGGATTCGCAATATTTGTAAACGCCGAACGAGATGTCGTTCGGCGAATACGTTTCTATGTCAATGTTTAAGTGCCTCATACGGGCCTACATCGGCTGACCGGTGATAGGATTAATCTGAGGAGCGGCATCTGCGCCGCCATATACGTTGGCAGCACTTCCCTGAGGAGCTCCGAATACTGATGCCGCCGAGATAGGTGCACCGCCTAAGGATTCACCATCACGAACCTTCTGCACGGGGCCGAGGCTACAACCAACGCCCTGTGACTGGTTGTCGTAGTAATAGAAGTTCACAAGGACATTAGCGTACACACCTGAGTAGACCTGTGTGTGATCCGTAATCGGATTGCCTGACATATCGACAACTTCAACCTTGTACTTTGCATCTTGCCAAGCCGTGAAGCTCCAGTGCCCCTTTGCTTCAGGGCCGAACTCTTTACCGTTCTGCGTATAGCCGTCGCCGTCCCACACGGGCTGCTTCGGTTTAGCCGGAACGCTCTTTGCACCATACTTCTGACGACCTTCCTCAATGGCTGCCGCAATAGCCGCATCGATAGCTTGCTTCTGAGCTACATCGCTCTTCGGCAGGAGAATCGTAGTCGAATATTTCGGCTTGGACTGGTTAACGCCTGTGTACGGTTCCATGAGGTGTACGTACGACAGACGAACATTCTTGAGTAATACTTCAGTTGCTTTCGGTGTAAACATAGTTAATACCTCCGTGAATTAAGAATTAAATACGTCAGCCGCAGTCGGCTGATTTGTTATTTTGGGTCTTTTATCGGATTCTTCTACAAGGGTCGGCTTACCGGGATTCTTCACAACAAGGTCGCCGACCAATTCGCCGAAGGCCTTCTTACCGACGGCCTTTTCCATTTGCGCCAGCGTCAGGACTCGACGTTCATATAAGACACTCTCGTCGATGCCATTCTTAACGAGTGTATTGACCGCTTCATCTGTATCAGTGAACGCCCGACTGCCCCGACCTTCGACAGCCTTCCAACCCGGTACATCTGCACCGGCTAGGGATTCGGACAGTGCGTACTCTTTCATATCCTCAAGCCAAGCTGCCATGTCCTTTCCCCGTTTTAAGTACTTGCCGAGTTCGTCAAGGGTGATGAGCCTCGGATCGTGTCGTTCGGACAGCTCAGGATATAACGAGTCGTTCGACTCGTACCGAGTCTTGCACTGCCTTTTTGCTCGGCAGAAGCGGCACCAATCACCGGCTTCAAACGTTCCGTTGCCCGATATGGCCGCTTCGGCCTTCGGCTTTACGACCGTCTCGCCCCAGTCAGTGAGCTCATCAGCCGTCATCGTGAACTCCGATATGTTATTGACTCTCGGCTGTACGATAGTCATATGAACGAATTTGAAGCGATACAGGAGCGATAACTCGCTCATCGCCCCCAAGGCGTAGAGCATCATCTGCGGATTGTGATCCGCATCGACGACAACGCCCTTACCGTGTTTATAGTCGACGACGTGTAGCGTATCGCCGGCTAATATCAGGCAGTCGGCCGTCCCGAATCCCTCCGATACGTATCGACTGAAGTCGACCCGCTTCTCGGTGAGTATGACGGGCTTTACGGTGTAGCTCATCGTGATGTCCTTAATGTAGTCGAGGTAGGCCTCTGACGTGCTGTCCATCTCGGGTTGCCAAAGCTCCGACTTCATGAGCTTATTCTTCATGCTTGTGAGCTTTCGTTTTGTTATCTCGCCTGTATAGGCCATGAGCTTTAGCTCACAGAGCTCATGAGCGAGCGTGCCTTCTTGGGCATACACAGACGTGCTGTCAGGGAAGTCCTTCTCAAGAAGGGGGCTACCTGTACAATGCAGCCATCGGTGAGCCCCTGACGCTGATAGTAGAGCATGTTGATTCGGCATTATATCGTTGCCCCCAGTGTTCTGAGTTCTCCGGCAAAGGCCGAGTACTGTTCCTTCGGAAGGTCGACTAAGCTGACCACTTGGAACTTCGCTAAGAGCTCCTGAAGCTCTTTGAGCTTTGTGTTGATGAACGGCTGCATAGCCGCCTGAAGCTCTTCTAATTTGTATTCTTTCATCGTCGGTGCGGTAGCCGCTTCCGCCTTCGGTTCTTCGGGCTGTACGTCTTGAGTCGTCCAATTCTTCGGTACTTCTACTACGACCCCTTCAGTTCTGTTGTCTATGAACTCCTTCATCTCTTTCATAACGTTTTCTGTTGTGCCTTCAAATGTGATTTTTATCATCGTTATATCCTCCTTATTGTTCGTCCTGTTCGATTTCCTGCTTCAGCGCGTTTCTCTGATATAGCCGACCTTTGAACTCGATCGACATATCCGCTAGTATCGAATACACTTCATCGAGCCCGTTCTTCTGTATCCAATGCCGCAGTTCAAGGTCGGCCTTTTCGTAATCTAGCTGTAATCTCCGTCTTGCCGAATACGCGCCCGTGTCGACTACGCCGACGACCTGCTTTAGTACTTTTCGGTTGCACCCTTTTGCCTTCAATTCGTCTTCGCTATTCGCATACTCAACAACTCGCCCGAGCTGAAAGCCGTAGGCCGTGTCAACAACAACTAAGGCACTGACGGGCACCCTACCAATAGGACCGAGGTCCTTCTCGTAGAACTTAAACCAGTAGCCTTGCCCCGTCGGGAAGGTCTTCCGGTCAAGCGAAGGCCCGCTACAATACTCATGAGTAATCTGTAAATACTTCATCATTCGTCTCCTTTGTGGTATAATACCGTTGAAATGTTTTTACATTTTGGGCCGTTCTCAGTTGCCGCTGAGAGCGGTCTTTTTCTGTTCCAGGCATTCGTCAGGAATGCAGTAGTCTCTGTTCGGGCAGTCCTCACAACTCATCTCATCACCTCCTTCATATGAGAACCGTCAGGGCTACGATAAGGTATATAACTACTACCCCAAGACCTACTTCAGCCCCTTCCTTAAGGTAGTAAAGCGGTCCGTGAGACTCGCGCCGAACGGTTCTTGACTTACAAGTCGATTGAAGTTCATAATATTTGTAGTTCACCCATTCAGGTGGCGATTGTAGCGCGGTCGTTTTCATTCTGCTTTCTCCTTCCTTAATTCTTCGTCCCACCGGACAGACTCAAGTGATATGTGATTGCGGATGAACATCGGCCCCCAGGTGCGAATGAACCACTTCCACCGATCGCCGAAGGTGACTACCAGAATCGCCTGATAATGCCTGGATAACGGCGAACGATTGAGGTTGTTGAAGGCGGCTACGATAACCGCATCGACGATAACTCGGTCGGCGTAGTGTTGGTATATCTCGATACCGCTTCCTTTCGCCGTCTCGGTAATACAGGTGTTCATGATACTGAGGGCGGTCTCACTGATGTCGTAAATAGATTCGTATTTCATGGCTATCTCCTTTTGATTTCATTAATGATTAAGAGAATCATCGTGGCGATGACAACCGCACACGTCAGATTCACAAGAATGGTCACTGACGTCACTCCTTTCTACGATGAATTCGCTGTCGTCCGTCCCGTACAGAATGTTGAGAGCGACCTCTATAGGACGTTCAGGACGGAAGTTGATGAACTGCCCGTCGGTCGGGCTCATAATCAATTCAGCTCCTTTCTTAAAGTTTAAATTATTGAACTTTAAGCGCAAAAAAATAGTCGCTTGCCTGCGTGACATCGAGATTTAAAAGGGCTAGGGCCCTTGATATCTCAGGTTGTGAAAACGGGACGTGACCGTTCAGCTTGAGCGATATTGAGCGTTCTGACAGCTCCATTGCCTTTGCAAACTCACTTTGCGACCCGTATATTTCAGTAATTCTACCTTTTAGTTTAGCATAATCAAAACCCACGTTCTCACCTCCTTGTGGTTCAAATTATTGAACTTTGATTACAGTATAAACCCTGTTTGATTACATGTCAATAACAAAAGTTCAAAATTTTTAAACTTTAATTAAAAAGCGTTGAACTAAAGTTCAATTTATGCTATAATTATGTCATAAGATAAGGAGTGGTTTAAGTGACGAGTAATACTGCCGAGCGGCTCAAGCACTTGATGTCGCTGCGCAATCTACGGCAAGCCGATCTCGTGGAGCGAACGGGGATTGGCAAATCCGCCATAAGTCAATACGTAGCCGGTAAAGTGCTGCCAAAACAGGATAAGTTATATCTGCTTGCGACGGCGTTCAACGTCTCCCCCGCTTGGCTCATGGGATATGACGTCCCCATGGAATGGGCGCCAAACCGCCCGGAGCTGCCCGAAGAAGCGTTCAAGCCAAATCTCAAGCGTGTGCCTATGCTAGGATACGCAGCGGCGGGTCAACCACTTGAAAACCTAGACGGGCAAGATACTTTTTACGTTGAAACAGATTCACGATATGCGGTTGACTTCTGCATTACCGTCCGTGGTGATTCGATGATAAACGCGGGCATTAATGACGGCGATATCGTCTTCGTCAAGGCTCAGCCTGAAGTTCCGAACGGTAAAATCGCATGCGTCGAAATCGACAATGAGCGGGTATGTATTAAGCGGTTCTATAAGACAGATACAGGGGTTATGCTAGTCTCAGAAAACCCAAAGTACGCACCGCTTCAGTTCAGCGAGTCGAATTGTTCCGATTTTAAAATTCTCGGATTAGCGGTCATAAAACAAAGTGAAATAGTATAAGAAAGGAACGTGATCACATGGAGTACTTAATCATCGCCTGTGTCATCGGCGTAATCCCGGCTTTTATCGCCAGCTCAAAGGGTCGAAACTTTTTCTTGTGGTGGATATACGGGGCCTGCCTCTTCATTGTTGCCCTTATCCATTCCCTCGTAATATCGAAAGACATGAAGGCGATTGCAGAAGAAAAGAAGGCTCAAGGATATAAAGAGTGCCCGTTCTGCAAGGAATACGTAAAGCCGGGTGCCGTGGTCTGCCCTCATTGTCAGCGAGACATACCCCAACCGACTGCCGAAGAAATTGCCAAAGCTGAAGCCGAAACAGTCGAGTGCCCGACGTGTCATTATAGAGCCCCGAAGGGCTCCGACTGCTGCCCTCGGTGCAACAATCTTATACATTAA